CTCGTGCCTTATCTAAATAGAAAGCTATCCGTATTCCAACAAACTGGTGAGATACCAAAGCTACCTGAAGGTATGGTTAAACCTACCATCGTAGCTGGAGTCAATGCTTTAGGTAGAGGACAAGATAGAGAAAGTCTACAGATGTTCCTTACAACCATTGCTCAGACAATGGGACCAGACTCGCTTATGCAGTTCATCAATCCTGATGAGGTCATTAAACGATTAGCTGCAGCTCAAGGTATCGATGTATTGAATCTTGTACGAAGTATGCAAGAGATACAACAAGAGAAACAAGCTGCACAACAACAAGCTATGGCTATGGAACAAGAGAAGATCAGAGCTGGAATGATGAAGGCACCATTAGCAGATCCAAGTAAGAACCCTGAATTACAAGCACAATTAACACCACCTGGACAATAACCACCAATGGCAGAAACACTTACATATGATGCTGGTACAGATACAACTACCACATCCGAAAACCTAAATGCTGAAGAACAAGATTCTTTAGAAGTAGGAGAAGCTCTAGAAGAGCAACAAGAAACTTTACTAGCTGGTAAATATAAAGACGCTCAGGAATTAGAGAAAGCTTATGTAGAGTTACAAAAAAAGATGGGTGATTCCAGTCAAGAAGAAACGACTGAAGAAGCACCTAAGGCTGAAGAAACAGAAGAGAAACCTAAAGAGAAAGAAGAAGAAAAAGAAGAACCTATCCTAGATAAACTATGGGATGAAAAAGAAAAGGGATTCTCTAATGAACTTCTAGAGAAATTAGCCAAAACTAATCCTGGTGAATTAGCTAAACAGTATCTTAGATACAGAGAGGAAGCTTCTAAGAATCAACCAAGAAAATTAAATGATAACGATGTCACCCAATTAAAGAATTTAGTTGGTGGTGAGAAAGAGTATAAAAATTTAATTAAATGGGCTGAGACTAATGTGAGCGAGCAAGAGCAGAAAATGTACGATGCTGTAATGGATCGTGGTGATCCTCTAGCTTGTTACTTTGCGGTTCAATCTTTACGGTCTAAGTACAACGATAAGGTAGGTACTGACGGTAAATTAATTACTGGTAAAGCACCATCAAAAAATAATACTACTTTTAAAAGTCAAGCAGAACTAGTTAAGGCTATGTCTGATAGTAGATACGATGAAGACCCAGCTTATAGAGCATCCATCATGGAAAAACTAGATCGATCCAACATTAACTTTTAAACATGCCTAAAGGAAAAGGAACTTACGGAACTAAGAAAGGCAGACCACCTAAGAAGTAGGTAGACATGGCGACCTGACAGTTCATCATCGCCTATCACCTATCTTTAATCCAATGACAGTTATAACCGAATACGGTAAACAAAACATTTTCGCTAAAGAACCACCTATACAAATCATGAACGAAAACGAAGAGAACTTTCTCATGGAACAAGCTGAAAGAACTAATGGCCAACTAGCCATGCTTGGTTTCGTCGCTGCTCTTGGAGCATACATAACTACTGGACAAATCATTCCAGGTATTTTTTAAACACTTTATAAATGACTACAGCCACACTAACAAAACCATTTGACAACTGGC